AAGTCGCACCGCTCTGGAGGTTGAGGGCGGCATCGGCACTTCCGCCCGAACCCGGGAACACGACCACCGTCTTGCCATCCTCCTGCTTGATCACCACATTCTCGTAATTGATCGTCCAGTTGTCCGGGGTATCATGATAGTCCCCAACCTGAGTGGCCGGGCCGTTTCCGGTGTCCTGGTAGAGCTTGATGCTGTCCCGCAGCAGCCCGGCCAGCTTTGACTTCGGCTCGGTGCCAGCCGCCACCTTCTGATAGAGCTCATACAGGTTCTGGTTCGTCCCCGCGTCCTGAATCCCCTCGCTGAACACCAGCCGGACATCGGTATTGGGCAGTGGGGTAGTGGAGTCGGTTCCGTTATACTTGGTGAACTCCTGGGTTACAGTGGGCGCATTGGGATCCAGCGTATGAATCGTAATCTTTCCCACCGTCTCCGAGTAGTTTCCCGCCCTATCCTGGGCCACATAATAGAGGTCATAAGCAGTTTCTTTCTCCAGGCCGCTGACGGTGAAGGAGACGTCCTTCCCCTCGGTCATGGTAACCTTCCCGTTCTTGAGTGCGTTCATACCGGCCGACACCTGGAGTTTGGCGTTGTCGCTGCTCAAATCCACCTTTCCGGACTGTCCGGCCAGGGGCTTGGGGTACTCCTCCCCCTCCTTCACCACCACCCAGTACAGAGTGCCCGCCTCGTTCAGGTTGGCATACAGCCCCACAGAGGTGGCATTCACTTTATTTACTGTAGGGTTGGTATTGAAGCGGGGCGGTGTACCGTCTACGGTGGTAAAGGACACCTTTTTGACGGCGGAACTCTGCCCACCGTCCACGTCTGAGCGCAGACCCGGAAGCTCTGGCAGGGCAGGCACCGTAAAGCAGCCTCGCCCCATCTTCCCGGCAGCCCGCCGGGGTCATTCTGGTGCCTCTGCACGAAATCTTCTTGCCTTTTATTGCCTTTGTTTGCGTTTTGTTCTATCATGACAGTAACGAAACACGAAAAGGAGGTTTCCCGTTATGACTATGATTCCCGCCTTCGGCCCCTGGACAGAGCATCCCGCAGACACTGACGAAGAAAAGCGCCTTGCCAGCGCCCAGCAGAGCAAGACCAGCCCGCTTTCTGTGGACAAGGAACACGAAACCGGGGTTTTCTATGGATCCGGCAAAGAGCCGTACCAGACCAGCCTTGCAAGCTGCACCTGCAACGATTTTGTAAAGCGCAAAAAGCCCTGCAAGCACATTTTCCGGCTGGCTATGGAGCTTGGTATCATTGACGCGGCCTATAAGACGGGCCGCAGCACCGGCGAACGAAACGAGGCGCAGATCAGCTTTGCAGACAGTGTTGCTCTGGTGGAGCAGCTTTCCGACGCGGCACAGAACGCAATCAAAGATATGCTGTATTACACCAGTGAGCGCATCGACTACCGCCAGAAGCCTGTAACCTGTCACGATCTGGATCTCGTGCCGGAGCTGCGCACGTCGCCCCTGCTGCACGAAAATCCGTACCCGCTGGAAGAAGTGCTGAACGATCTGCCAAAGCCCTTTGTTGTGCAGCTGCTGGATCTGGTGCACCGGGAAGGCAAGCCGAAACGAAATGCAGCCAAAACCGTAATGGCTGCATGGCTGGCGCAGAACGCACCCATGCTGGCAAAAGAGATGCCCCCTTGTGCATCCTTCTCTTTCGTGGAGGTGTTCGACAAAGCCCAGCGCGACGTTTACAAGTACCTGCACCGCAAGTACGACACGGAAACGGACTGGTACACCGGCGCAGAGTATCCCGCCGGGGCTGTTCCTGCGGCAGACGGTTCTGCTTACTACTTCCCAGAGGACAGAGTTACCGATGCCCTCACGAAACGCGGTTTTAATCGCTGCCTGAATGGTTACATCCCGGAGTAAAGAATCTTACTTCACGAAATCTTACTTTTTGACCGCGAAATTTGCAATTTATCTGCAAAAATCCGGTCTTAGCCACGAAAAGCAGCTTTTTAACCACGAAATTCACTTTTTTGTGATTGAATTGAACTTTTTCGTTATCAAAACTTCAACTCATTCACTAAAACGGCACGAAATGGAGCATATTCATGGACGAAATTGAATTTTTTGCCCCGTGGCGTTTGGTCGCTGCTTTTGCGGACGGCTCCCGCCTGCTGTTCGATGGTCTGACGGAAGAACAGGCCAGAGACGCAATGGAAGCCGCCCAGGAAGAGCACGGCGACATTGGTTACTGGAACCGGGTCACGGATCAGAACTATGAGGACGGCAGGTATTACAAGACCGTCCCGCCACCGCCCTGCATCAACATCGTGGACTACGACGGCTACACTGGGCCGCTGGACGAAAACGGTCTGCCGGTAGGTCTGGCTGAACAGATTGCCCAGGCCAACACAGAGGAAGGTCGTGATCTCAACGAGGCGCAGATCATCATCAAGCGCAACGCTCCGCCGGATGACCAGCCGCCACACGAAAAGTAAATCACGAAATTCAAAAAGCCCGCCGGGTCGATGACCTGACGGGCTTATGGTGTTGAAAGGATGGTTTGTATGAAGTTAAACATGGATTGCGTCCGCGCCGTTATGCTTTGCGCAGAAGAGTACACAGACTATAACCACTATTGCTATTTCATTTCTTACCAGAAAAACAATGTGAACGACTTCCTGCTGGATGACCCGGAAACACCGCCAGCCTACCAGCTTGAACTTGAAAAGACCTACGACAACGACGATCTCTTTTACGCCGTTGAGTATTGCGTCAAATCCGGGTTTGTTGAAACGCTTTTCTCGAAAGACACTTATCGCATTCCCATTTCCCGCATTACGCCTGATGGGCATAGATTTCTTGAAAACATTCGGTCTGATACGAACTGGGAAAAGGTCAAAAGCGTTGCCAAAAAGGCCGGCTCTTTCAGCGCAGATGTGATAATCGAGATTGCAAAGAACGTAGCTGTGGAAGCGGCCAAACATTTTTTAACCAACACCTGACGAGCCTTCCTACCTCTGCATTTTCCAATTCGGTTTGGATTGCCGCTTCGTTGTACCAGATCTGCTTTTCTTTGATTCCAGTTTTCACGATTTCTTTTGCGATGGTTCTAACGGCATATTCTCGCGGGCTTATCATGCCGCTGTCAATCTCAATTTTGATCTTCACTTTGTCCTCCTTCGCGTAAATCCGGTTCAGCTGCCCGCCTTTCAGATTGGCAGTCCAGCAGCGGCTCTCCTGAATCCGAGAATATCGGTTTTGCTCTAATTTGACGTATCATAGCTTCGCACAGATCCTTTACCTCTTCTTCCGATTCCAGGACTATTTTGCCATCATTTCCTCCAAAGACTTCAATTCCGCCCTCTCTCCGTGGAATCACAGACCAGCGCAGATCAAACAGCACATCCTCGTTCCCCGGAAATTCTCTGCCCGGAAGGTCAAACATTGCTATTCCGCCAGACGGTTCAATAATTTTATCATCGGTCAGTTCAATTTTGATTCCCATTTTTCAAGGCCTCCGTAACCCTCAGCACATCTTTTGCGAAACGCAGCATTTTCGCAAGATCTTCTGCGTTCTTGAAACGGACTACGTTTCCTGCGTTTGAAATCAGTTCAACGCCACCATCCGGTGCCATCCTCACGAACCGGCACAGTTCGCCCTCTTCCCGTGCGGCCTGCTGCTCTTTGGTTTCTTCGATAAAGCAGGTTCTGAGCGCGTTCTCTGCGTCACAGTATACGCTCCTGTCACTCCGCACCAGCCTATACATCCTTCCGGGCAGCACCCGAACCTTGTTTTTATGCTTCTTTCCCATAACTTTGTCCTCCTTTGCATAAAACCCGGTAGGCCAACTGCCCGCCGGGTTATTTCTATGCCTGTTTTCAGATTTTCGGGGTAGTCGTGTTTGTTTTTCTACGACCATCGGACACGATTTTGCGGAAGTGCCTGCACATAAAGTCCCGCAGGCCGCTTTGCCTATAAGAGAATGTCGCCCTCTGCCCATGCATCCGCTCGGCGCTGTCCCTCGCGCGTGTTTAACGCACGCGATAATAAAGCGGCGCACTCCGGGATCCGTTCCAGGTTCCTTCCCAGCTGTGCAAGAGCGATGTTTCGCAGGTACTTCAAGTGCTGCACACTGTATGGAACTTTCTGCTGTACTTCGTTCCATTTTTTGTGGCTGATGTAGAACTCCGTTAAAATCAGATTGTGGCCACTGTCCAGCCGGTTCATTTGTCCCCGGATAATGTTCTGATCTTCCAGCAACACAGCCCGCTGCCGTTCCAGCTGACGTAGTTGGTCTCCAATTCCCAGTTCATCCATCCGGCAGGCCATCGCCGCCGTGCTGTCCCCAGGTGTTCCGCCGCGGGGCATTCCATCGGTGCCCATGCCCCGCATAGGGTCCACTTCATCGCTCAGTGCGGTACACTGACGGCGGATGATCTCTATCCGCTGCGGGATGTCCGCATAATATTTCAAGATTGCCTCCGCCTCGTGTACTTTCACTGCTCAGTCCTCCCAAAAAATCAAAAATCTTTCTTGAAAAGGGGTTCTCCGAAAACGGGTTCTTCACCCTTGACGCGCTCCACCATGGCACCCACGCCGTAAATGTCCTCAATGACCCGGCGCAGACGATCATAGGCAAATTCTTCTCCGCCATCGTCCACCCAGCCGAGGAACTGCTGGTAATTTTTCTTGATTTCTTCCTTCACGGCCTCAATTTGTTCAGGGGTATATTCCATTTCTTCCAGTGATTCCGCAAAGAAACGAACGATCATCTTTGCAGCGTCCCGGCGTTCAGCCAGAACACGCAGCTTTTTTTCAGAGCCTACCAGACCACCCGCCGGGAGCCAAAATTCTTCCGGCATCAGGTGGGCAGTGCGTGCTTCCAGCCGCTTGAGGGCTTCCGGTGTACCGTACTTGTCGTGATCCATGATATACCTGGATGCAGCATTGTTCATCTTCAAGGTCAGGAGCGTAGATTCTTTCTCGCCCCAGTCCCAGAGATCATGTGCCGCGGCAACTGCGCAGTACGAAACGACCTGCCCGATTGCCTCACGGTTCAGCGTCGTGCGGTGCTTCGACTTGCCGATGTTGATTTGCTGATTCACTGCATTCTGGATGCTCTGCCGGTAGAATGCTGGCATCCTTGCCCTGCTTTTTCCCATGATGAATCCTTTCCCGCCTGTTCGGCCAGGCGCTTCCACTTTCTGATTTCTTCCGCCGTATCTGGCGTGATATGCTCAATAAACCGCCAGTGCTGCGGTTCTGCCACAAGATCGATAAACATACGGCGGCGGTGGATGTAATCACGCTGCTGCCGCCGGGTGAATTTGCTTTTCACTTCCACCACCTCAACCGTGCCATCAGCATAGGTCAGCACAAAATCCGGGGTATAGTGCGCCGCCGGGAGCTTCACATTGCCGTATTCTTTTTCCGGCAGCATAGTAAACCTGCGGTGCAGCTCTACCTTCACGACCTCGCCACTCTGGACTTTGGGCAGAACAGTTCCCATGTAGTAGTCATACTCGCCCCGGCTGTCAAACTCGTGTCCGGTCGATCTGGCGGCATTCACAGCGGCTTCCAACGATGCAGGTGCAGCTTTGCCCCCGCACCTTCTCTGTGCAAGCTGCTTTTCCGCCTGTGCCCGGTAGCGTGGCGGCAGGTCGTCCAGTTCCAGTCTGGCGCTCATGGCTGGTTCCTCCTGTTCTTCCGCCGGGTGTCCGGCTTCTTTTTCAGTTTCACGATCAGGTGCTTGGTGTTGTTCCCCGTGATGTGCTGTTCGCACTCGCGCAGGGTATAACCGGGGTATTTTTTCTCCCAGTATTCACGATCATCCGGCAGGGCAAACGCTTCGTCAAAGCGCTTGCGGCTCCATCTGGTGTCGTTCGGGCGCGGGGTTTTCGGTTTTTGCAGCCCTTGGCTCTGCCGCCAGCGCCGGATACGGGCGCGGG